ATGGAAACAAATTATGATAAAGTAGAACAGAGCAATGGAGGAAAGAGCATGAGATTTTTTGAATATTTAAAAAAACAGGAACCTTCAAAAGAAAATGAAGAAGCAAGAAAACGAATTTATAAGCTGCATCAATTAGAAGGAAGCCTTACTTATATTGAACGAATGGAAATCATCGAAGAAGGGAAAGGCTCCATGGAAGTTGAGTTTGTCAGAGGAGAGTTGAGTGAGGGAATGACACTTTGCTTTTATGATAATCAAGGAAAAGAATCTGGAAGAGGAGAGATTCTCGAAATTTATATTGGAAAGGGAGAAGATAAAGGGAGATTCTCAGAACAAGGGAATAAGGGGAAAATCATATTTGAATATTGGCAGCCAGTAACGGACCGTTTCTGGAACAGTCAATATCTGAAAGAATTCACTCTTGAAAAATAAATTTAAAAAAATTCAAAAAAAGTGTTGACAGTTGTCGGAAACATATGATAATATAAACGAGCTGTCGCATTGATGGGGTATCGCCAAGTGGTAAGGCACAGGATTCTGACTCCTGCACCGCTGGTTCGAGTCCAGCTACCCCAGTTAAGGGTGTGTAGCTCAGGTGGTAGAGCACTTGACTTTTAATCAAGTTGTCCGGGGTTCGAATCCCCGCACGCTCACTTTAAAAAGCACGGTTGCCAAATGGCTTAATACCGTGCTTTTCTTGTATTTATGCGGTTTTTAAGGGTATGACCTATCTAAAAATCATGCCCTTAAAAGTAACCAAAAGTATCTAAAGCTTAGGGAAGTATTTGTTCCATCCGTGTTCCAATGTTCCATTCGTGTTCCAAAAATCTAAGATACCAATTCATTTAGTTGTTCCATTTCTTGTTCCATGGGTTGTTCCACTTTTTGTTCCAGATTTAATGCATCATTTACAGCGGATATACTATCTTCTTTTTCTAACATTAAGTGGTTGTATACTTCCAGAACGACCTTTTCAGAATCTCCCACAAGCCTTGCAATCATTTTTATGCTAATCTTAGGGAACTGGTAACATAAGTTTGTGCAGTAGTTGTGACGGAAGATGTGGCTTGTTAAATCCTCAATAGGACTTTCACTGACCACCTGCATTGCTTTTATGATTCTTCCCCACATCCTGCGGAAACCAGATTTTGTCATAGGCTTGTAATCACGATTTATGAATAAGTATTTCCTGCCATCTTTTCTGAGTTGTTCTATGTAACCAGAGATTGTATCGAATACGTTATCTGGCAGTGGCAATATTCTTTCTCCGTTCTGTATGTTTTTCACTGATTTTTTCTTTGGTATGTTATCTGATATGTCGTGTGATTTGTCGATAGATACTGTATGTGCTTCTAGGTCAAAGTCTGCTTCTGTTAGTGCTAAGGCTTCTCCACATCGCAATCCACAGCCGTAAATGATATAGACATATATTTTATCCATTAAATTAAAATCTGCCTTAAAAACGGCTCTCTGTTCGTCTGGTGTCAAAGGACGTTTTTCTTTTGCTTTGTAATTTATAGATTCAAAGTTGTCAAAAATATCTGCGAATGATTGTGCGGAATAAATGCGGTCACAAACAGCAGAGTGCAGGACCTGTTTAAATGTCATAACAATTTGTTGTTGTGTCCGTGATTTGCCTTTAGCACCGTTCAGAATCAATTGTAAGTGACTTCGCTGTATATCTTGTAGCTTAACGTATTTAATGTTGTCAAAATGGACGTTAATTACATTGTCGTACATTTTATTGGTATTGTTAGCTCTGTTAGATTCTTTGTATAAGATTTTCCACTGTCTGGCATAATCAATAAATAGTATGTCACTATCAATCATTGCCTGCCGTTGGTCCCTTAGTTGCTCAAACTCCTTTACGATTCTTTCTAAATCTTTGGAGCTTTTTTTGGACCGCAGGTGTTTGTATCGTTTTTTACCGTTATCCTTGTATGTACCATCCCACACGTTGGTAGAATAGTAACCGTCTTTCCCTTTTTTAAATTTAGCTGTTGCCATTGTATCACTCCTTAGTTATAAATTAGTTAAAAATGGGTACAAAAATAACAGCCATGCAAGAGTGGTTTTTAAAAAGATTGAAAAATAACATAGATGTGTTACAATATAAATGAACTTTCTATAATTTAATATTTTATAATCCAACGATGTTATGGAAAAAAGGAGTTACCGATTCTTATTAGTCTTCACGGTAGCTCTTTTTTATACCCTTGCGTGACCGCACTGTTAATGATACAATAATAGTTGGTTAAGATTCATTAAATCAAAAACAGTGTTTTTGGAGACTGTACCACATTCGTGTGTGGTACAGTCTTTTTTTTATTGTTATTTAACTTCCCAAGATTTACCGCAGTCTTGGCAAATTGCCATTTGTTTACTGTTAATATCTGTCTTGGATGATTTCTTTTCTTTGTATTTAGATTTTTTAGGTGTTAATGCCCACAGACCGCCAGTCGCTGCGATCATACCTGCACGTCCCAGACTGTTACCTGCACGAGTCACAACACTCTTTTTACGGACCTCAGATTTTCCCTTTGTTTTAGCTGAGTCCTGCACAAACTCATATCCTATATTCAAGCTGTGACACTTAGGACAGTATGGTGCATCCAGATAAAAAATCTTATAAAAATCTTCGGCTTTTTTGCTGTCTACCTTTTTCAAAATCTCATAGTAAGCATCCCTAGACCTGTCTTTATCCGCTTTGATTTTGCTTGCATTAAAACCAAAATTACCGTTAAATTTACGCATTTCATAATCATAAGTTAACTGATTAATAGCATCATTTATATAATCCAGTTTGACAATAATATCTTCTTTTGGATTCTCTTCTGCCTTATCAAAACGGCATAAATAGAAGCTGTCTTTTGCTACATAAAGTATATGTGTTAGTGTAGAAAGAAAACCACTATCTGTATATTTACCTGCTGTGATAATTAAATCACTAGGCTCATTAACAATACCTTTTTCTATAGCAATATCAATCGTTTTTTCATCAATTTCATACTGCGGAACTTCATTATCAGCAGTAGAAACAGTAGCTAATTCTTTTAAGATTTCCTCTGTTGGGCATCCACAATTTGGACAAGCAGAAGCTTTTTCAGAGAACTCTTTCCCACATTCAGTACAAGTTATTAATGCCATGTAACATCCCTCCTCTTATAATGTATAACAAGCAACGTGACAACCACAATAGCAGGCAAAACGCAGGCTAGAACCCACGGTTTTATGCGGCTTGTAGGACTTTTTGCATAGTAGTATCACAGGCAAATCGCAGGCAAATGACAGGCAAATATCAATCAACCATGCATTTTCTTTTTTAAAAGTCCAAGAAACCACGGTTTTATGCGGTTTTCAGCACCATGCAAAAAGTTTTTGAAATTAGTGATTGACAAATCAACGTTTTTAGTGTATTTTTATTTTCTTTTATATAAATATATAGTATCTAAAGACTATAGTTATATATAACCTATATAGTATTATAATAATTAATATTTATATTTAATTAAAAAGAAAAAAATAAAACAAAAAAAGAAAAAAATTAAAGTCTTTTGAAGTTGACTAATCTTTCAGCATATCCGGTTAACGATGATAATTGATCAAGCGTATACCCCGGATGTTCGATAATCGTTTCATCTGGTATCAAAAGCTCCGCTGCGAATGTGTGAGCTTCAATTTCAGTTTTGTTTGATTGAAACTGTTTACCATAACTGAAAAAATAATAATCTTCATTGTGCATAATACTATGTGCCAATTCATGAGCGACAACAGTATCTTTTAGCTTATCATCCTCGATTCTATCGTTGATATAAATAAATTTCTTATCCCATATTTTCATGTAGCATCCTTGCAGTTCTCCTAAGTCTCCATACTGGATTGTTACGTCAAGGTAACTAGCAAGTAAATATGGATTTCTCGTACCGTATGTTTCAATCAAATCATTTACTGTATTTTTGATTTGATTTTTTCTCATACATAACCCTCCTGTTTATTTTTTTAGCATTGCAAGTGAAATCTCAATCTGTTTTAGCAATAAATCTATCGTATCGTTATTGACAGGTTTACCATCATAACGAACAGGTTTCATTGAGTCACTTCTTAAAAGTTCTTCAAGCTCCCTGTATTTTTGTTTGAGATCGGTGTTATCTTTCTCTTTTTGTTCATCCTCCTTTCCTGTCATGAGGTAATCAATAGATACTCCAAAATAATTTGAAATCGTTTCTGCTAAATCCATACCAATTTTGGAATTTTTCTTTTTCCAAGTACTGATTGTAGAAGTTGAAACTCCTGTGTCTTTGCAAAAACGATAGGCTGTTATGCCACGTCCTTTTAACAATTTTTCAAAAATTTCATACATAGCGTTGCCCCTTTTTATAAAAAATAATTCGACACAACGAAATAAAACCCTTGACTACCTCGTCAGAACGTGCTAATATACACTTGTAGCTCGGATGAGTGAGGTAAAAGCGAGTCGGTTTGGCGAGTGACTCGTGAAATCAAGTGATAAATAATTCGTTAATCACAATATATCACTAAACCGAGATAAAAGCAATAGATTTAAGAAGAAAGGAGTGAAAAAATTTGGTTTATGAAAGATATTGTCAATTAAGAGATAAAAAAGGTATTACGGACTACCGAGTATCAAAAGATACAGGAATGACAAGTTCTTTGTTTTCTGACTGGAAAGCAGGAAGAATCAAACCGGGATTAAAAAGCATTAAAACATTAGCAGATTACTTTGGCGTGACAGTAGATTATTTTTTAGAGGAGAGTGAGTAGGTGTTAAAAAGAACTAAGAAACTTTTGAAGAAAATAGCAGAAATGCTTTACAAGAATTGCGATAAGTTTGGATTAACCAAACAGGATGAAGAGGTTAAAGAGTTAAAAGAACTTATCGACAAGATAGGAGAGTGAGTAGATGTATATACAGCCGTATTATCTTGGTTTGTTCGTAGGAGCTTTTGGAACTGTTGCAGCAGAAATTGCAATTGTACTGATTAGCAACTACAGAGACAAGAAACGCAAACAGAAGATGCAGGAGAGATTCAAGGAAGAAGAGTAAGAAAGGAGCGAGTATGAAATACGATAAGCCAATCATGAGAATGTCAGAACTCGTCAAGATGGGATTTCCAAGGTCATTCCTTGATGAAGCCTATCGAGAAAGAGGACAGGACTTTGCACAAAAAGGTCCTAAGTCCAATTCTCCCGTATTTTTCGATACAGAAAGATTTGAAAAATGGAGATTAAGGAAACTAGCAAATGAAAACCAAGCAATGCAGAGAGGAGGATTCTAAATGAAAATGGGAGCATTCATGATGGGGTGTGGACTGTTAGTCTGCGGATTAGATTTAATGCCATTCTGGTTTATGGGTACTTGCGTAGCCGCAGGACTGGCATTAATCGCACAAGAGCGTGATGGATGGAAATGAAAAAAAAGCACCCAGACGTGCAGGTCTAAAGTGCTTAACAAAAAATGCATAACAACAGTATAGCAGGAAAAGGAGAATGTGACAATGATTTTAATAGCAAAAAAGGAATTTAAAGACAGCGTGAAAGAAGTTATGGTTGATGCCGTTAAAAACAGTAGAATGCCAGAGTTAACAGAAAAAGAGCAGGTAATCGGTGATAGAGAAATTATAAGAACACTCTCTAGATTCTATGAAGAAGTAGTAAAAGAGTTGTTTGATAAACAAGAAGAATGGCTGTATGGCAAAAAAGAATTGTTTGAATTAGCAACTGACATCTTAGATTACAATATTGAACAAAACAAAGACCCTATCGTGATTCTTGAAAGTATGATGTGCCTGGGAAGCTTGGCGGTGTTATACAACATTATCGAAAAGAACCACAGAGAAAAAGATATTGAAGAATTTGACGTAGAAGAGATTCTTAAAGAAGCAAAGGGGTGTGAGTAGTCATGATTGTGACAGGCTATACAGACGAAAATGGGACAGTAATCCCAGAAGAAGATGCAACAGAATATATCTGGAAGCAGGCAAGAAACAACGAAGAGGATAAAACATGGCTACTAGAGTATATGTGGGACGTGTTTACAGGAAATCCAAAATTCAAAAAGGAATTAGAGGAACTAAAAGAAGCTCGTTTTGATGATGTATGCAGTGTGAAAGAAGTCAATGAACAGGGAAATATTAAAGAATGTATTGAAGAATGAGAGGTAAAACATGGCTAAATTATATGAGATTAAAAACGAATTTAACGAACTGCTTTTAATGGCAGATGAGCAAGGGTTATCCCTTGATGATATTAAAGACACTATGGACGGAATCGAATTTGAGTTTGAAGAAAAGGCTGATTCTACCGCAAAGATGATTAAAACACTGATCGCTGATGCGGATTCAGTAAAAGCAGAGAAAGACAGGTTAGCAAAAAGAGAGACAGCATTGAGAAACAGTGCGGACAACTTAAAGAAGTATCTTGAAACAATGATGCTTGAAGTAAAAAAGAAGAAGTTTAAAACAACACTGTTTAGCTTCAATATCCAGAAAAATCCTAAAACTGTAAAGGTAGAAGTTGAGGAATTGTTACCTAAAAAGTATCTGATTAAACAGCCAGACAAGGTTAACAGGAAACAGCTTCTTGATGATTTGAAAGCAGGAGTGCTTGAAGAAAATGAAAATATGAGACTGGTACAGACAGAAAGTTTAAGAATCAGATAGGAGATAAGAATATGACGATACATGAAAAAATGATGAAGATTCAGACAACATTGAAAGCACCTAAGAATCTGTTTAATTCATTTGGCAATTACAAATACAGAAACGCAGAGGGAATCTTAGAAGCTGTGAAACCATTATTGGCAGAAAACAAATTATCTATGTACATATCTGATGATGTGCAAGCGGTAAATGATCGTGTGTATGTAAAAGCTACAGTATCTATTTTTGATATTGAGACAGGCGAAAGTGTTATGGCTACGGCATCCGCAAGAGAAGCACTCAATAAAAAAGGTATGGACGATTCACAGATAACAGGAACAGCATCATCTTATGCACGTAAGTATGCCTTAAATGGAATCTTCTTATTAGATGATACAAAAGATGCAGACACAGACGAAAACCAGAAAGAACGTACTGCAAGAGCTAATAAGCAGGAACAGGAAAAGAATAAAGAAAAACTTGATCAGATGAAGATTTCTCTTGTAAAACAGAAAACATTATTGGATTTGTGCGAAGATGAAAAGTTTGACATCAATAAGATTTTGAAATCTTACAAACATGAATCTATCAAAGATATTACAGAGGGGCAGTACAAGTACATTGTAGCCAATAAAGACAAAGAGAGTGTAAGAAAGCTGTGGGCAGTTGATGGAAACGAAAGCTAAAATTCATGACATCTCAATTGATTTTGAAACAGGGAAACAGGTCATTTCTCTCGTGTGTGAAAAAGACATACGAGGGGAATATGACCGACTGAAAGATAAAGAATGTCGGCTTAAGGTTGTTCAGTACCGTGAGGGCAGGAGTTTAGATGCCAATGCATACTTTCATGTATTGGTTGGGAAGATTGCAGAAGTAACGGATAACAGCAAGGTATATATAAAGAACAAACTCATAGCAGAGTACGGACAGCATGAGATTATAAACGGTTCTCTTGTATCACTTCCGTTGGATAACGATATAGAAGTGTACGACCTTGAGTTTTGCCACCTACAACCGACAGCCAGTACAACTACCAATAAGGCAGGTAAATTGTTCAGAATCAATTTAGTGATGCGTGGTAGCCATACATACGACACAAAGGAAATGTCTGAATTGATAAAAGGAACGGTGGAAGAAGCAAAAGAGCTTGGAATTGAGACAGCAACACCACAGGAAATCGCAGAAATGGAAGAAAGGTGGGGAATTAAGATTGAAAAAGAAAAAGTCAATCATTGTTGATGATATGGAGCATTGTAAATTATGTGGAAGTCCTTATGTAGAGATACACCACTGTTTACATGGGACAGCAAACAGAAAAAAGGCAGACAAATATAATTTAGTTATTCCTTTGTGCCACGAACACCACACAGGTGGTAAACAATCCGCACATCTAAATGCCAGATATGACCTTATGTATAAGAAGATGGCACAAAAGGCATTTGAAGAAAAGATAGGCACGAGAGAAGAGTTTATAAAGGATTTTGGTAAGTCATGGCTGTAACATATACGATTCAAGGCAGACTGGACGGATTAAACGATTATACACGATCATGCAGGACTAACGCATATAAAGGTGCTGACTGCAAGAAAAAGAATCAAAGAATCTGTAAATATAGCATACCGTTATGGTTACGCAAAAAGAAATTGAATTTCCCAGTGATCGTTGAGATTACATGGTATGAAAAAAATAAAAGACGTGATCCAGACAATGTTGCATTTGCTAAGAAATTTGTCTTAGACAGTCTAGTAGAATCTGGAACATTCCCCGGAGACGGACAGAGGTATGTACTAGGATTTATAGACCACTTTAGAGTAGATTCGAAAAATCCAAGGATAGAAATTACTATTCATGAGGATAACGATAAATAAATGTAGGAGGGCAGTGAATGAACATAAATATAAATACAGACTGGGAATGGTATGAAAACACAAATGTATTTAGATTGTTTTACCACTGCCTGCTACATACAAATTTAGAGGACAAGCGGTACTGCGGCAGAGAAATCAAGGCAGGGCAATTTGTTTCTTCTATAACAAGAATCAGTGCAGAGACAGGCTTAACAGAATCGCAGGTCCGAACAGCACTTAAGAAGCTAAAAGATACTGGTTACATATCAACAAAAAGCACAAATAAATACACGTTATACACAGTTAATGAGTACCAAAACTACATAGATTGTGGACAAGTTGCAGAAACAACTACCGAGGAAAACAAGGTAGTTGAAAATGGAACAAAAATGGAACAACCAATGGAACGAAAAATGGAACAAACAGACAAAAACGCAAAGAAAAATTGCGAGAAATCAAAAGAAAATTGCGAGAAGTCAAACAAAAAAGCAATCAATGAATGTTTTGAAAGACTCTGGAAAAAGTATCCAAGCAAAAAAGGAAAAGGGCAGGTATCCGATACTAAGAAAAAAGTGTTGTACCAGATAGGAGAGGAACACATACAGAGGGCATTGGAACGGTATCTGGATGGATTAGAAAAGGATGCTTCGTGGAGAAAGCCACAGAACGGCTCGACATTCTTTAACAGTGGTTACGTGGATTATCTGGACGAGAACTACGAAAAACCACAAGAACCGAAGCCACAGCGGAATCCTGCAAGTGTTTTATCCTGCGAGAGAGACTATGACTTTGATGATTTAGAAATGCAGTTACTACATAAGCAATTAGAGTAAGGAAAAAGGAGTGATGGAAAATGTATCAAATGAGTTTTTTTGGTAATGAAACAGCACTTAGAAGCCATTCCATTACCAAGCAGACTAGAAGAGAATCACACAAAAAGGTTAACAAAGAAGCAATACATATCTTGATTTTAGAACAGCTCGAATATGGAGCAATGACAGCACGAGAGATCGCAACGGTGTTGTATAAGCACAAAAAAGTGTTAGAACCGACAAGGCAGCAGGTACAACCACGGCTAACAGAGTTAGTACAGGACGGACGTATTGAGGTATGCGGTAAACGACACGACAGTCTAACAGACAGAAACGTGGCAATCTACAGAAAGGTGGCTAAAGATGGGGTACAAAAAAATAAGCAAAGATCTTAAGAGAAAAATTCTTAAAGAAGTGGAAGAAACGAAAGAGGTTACTTCTGTTGCGAAAAAATACGGAGTAGACCCATCAAGCATATTCAAGTGGAAAAAATACGGTATCGAAGCAAAGCGGAGAGAGTACACAAAAGAGTTTCGCAAACAAGTTGTCAAAGAAAAGGTAGTTAAGAAGCTACATGTACAGGAATGTGGAGCAATTTATGGAGTACCGGGTTATCTTGTTAGATTCTGGGAAGATGAATTAGTGGAAGAAGTCAAAGAAGAGATTCGACAAAGCCGATTCAAAAAGAAGCAACATGAACGAAGATTTGTTCACGTAACATCACATTCTGGTTATTGGAAATAAAAACTAAATAATACTTTTCTGGTTTGATTCTCTGCCTAAGTAACTGTAAATAATGTTTTTTGTATTTTCAGATTTTTCATTTTTCATTTTTTATTAGGCAGAGACTCAAGCCAGAAAAGGCTTGTTGCACAGCAGGATTTTTATATACCACACGAACAATTAAATAAGAATCCTCGCAACGCATAAGCAACAAAACTCTTTAATTATTTGTTGTATAAGTCATGATTTCCCCTGCTATTAACGGCAGGGGAGAGAATGGACAGTAAAGGAGTAAGAAATGCAAATTTATAATATAGAAACGAAAGCAATTATAAGCGGAAAAGAAATAAAAGAATTAGATGATTGTTTTATTTTGTCAAATGTTGATGAGGGAAACGATACACATACAACTATTAGATGTTTGAAACCAACATGGAACAAAGTAATTTGTAAAGAAACGTGTTTACAGCGTATTACAAGTCAGCTAAATCAACTTACACAAAACACGGTTTTAGGAGTTGATGAGTTAAGCAATAATACAGATACACTCATGATGAGAATAACATTGAAAAATGTTAAAAACAAAAGTCTATTGATATATAACAAACAAAATAAAACAACATACATTGATTGTTGGTTTATCAGTAGTAGATTTTTAGATCAAGCCATAGAAGATTATTTAACAAATAAGGAGGATTAAATATGGAAATTAAAAATCTAGCAGAAGCGAAAGAATCTTGAAATATTTGTTCGATGTAGATTGCGAGGAGGAAACAAATGATTAACAGTAATATCTTAAAAACTTGGAACGAAGAAAGAATTAAATATCAGATACGATATGCAAAAAGTTGTATTAAATATCACAAAGATCCTGAGAATTTAGATAATAAAGGACATATGCACGAGCAGAGCTGGGTGTTGATCAATGTTTTTGGGTTATCATCAAAACAGGTTGAAGAAGTAGAAAAAGAGGATGGTTTTACAACAGAGGATATCCTTAGTCCTGAATTTGAAAGGTGGTGTCGCTTATGAATTTAGAAAGAGAGAAAAAGAATTTCAAGGATCATAAAGCGACGTTTACAGATTTCGGGAACATAAAGATATTAGACTTTCAAAAACCAAATAGTTCATATTACAGAATCAGATTTCTTTTTGAAGAGGATTTTTACAAATTGCATATCTCAGGCGATCTTGGAGAACTAATTGCAGAAAATTATTGCAATATGTGTTGGGATAAGTTTGAGGACTTTGTAGATAATACCGGGTATTTCGAGGGAAAAGTAATTAGCCATAATAGACCATTCTTTGTGTATGATCGGGAACAGGCTGAAAATGATGTCATGGAGTACCTAAAAACTTATGATCTTTATGATGAAATTATAGACGATCAAGACGAGTTTATGCCAGAGGAAGATCAAGTCGAAGATTTTTTAGAAGATGTCTTTGACGATTTTACAGAAGAAAGCGGAATCGGACACTATGGATACGAAAAGCTTTCAGAGATTGATCCAGATGTGTTCGAAGTTATTAACGATTTTGGGAAAACATCAACAGGAATACTTGACCTGTACATGTTAGCTTTTAAGTTAGCGAAAGAACAGTTGGATAACAAATAAAAATATAAGAGGAAGTGGAGAAAATGGGAATTAAAAATCTAACAGAAGCAGAAGAAAAAGAGTTTTACAGACTCGTTAGGAAGATGGAACCAGACAAGAAACAGGATGCAAAGGTAAAGAAACCAGAGTATGGGCAAGAGTATTTTTTTGCCAATAGTCATGGATGGGTTGAATGTGATACGTGGCAAGATACAGCTGTAGATAACAAAAGATGGGAACTTGGAAACGTCTTTTTGATAAGAGAGAAAGCGTTATTTGATGTAGAGAAAAGAAAAGTTGAACTTGAACGGTATGCAAAGGAACACAATGGTCCGATACGCAGTGATAGTTTTTACCTTTCATATAACGATAGCAGTGATGAAAAACTTGACTATGAAGTGTGGAGTGTTCGCAGACCACTTGGAGCGGTACCGTTCACATCAAAACAAGTTTTAGACGATGCCATCGAGGCAGTGGGAAGAGACATGATTCTTAAATACATCTTTGGTGTAGAAAGTGAGGGAGAAGAATAATGCTATTGGTAATAATTATAGCGGTTACAGCAATTTGGTATGGAATGGCAGTTAAATTATCTAATACAGTGCCAGATATAAATGATGCAATAGATAAATTGGTAACTGGTGGATTGGTTGCGACAGCAGCATTGGCATTTATATATATTATTGCAATATTTGGAGTGTTTGAATATCAAGGAGTTGATAAAAAAATAGAGGTATATAAAACTCAAAATCAACAGCTAGAAAGAAAAATAGATACAGTCGTTAAAAATTATATGGACCATGAGAAGGATACATACAAAGAATTTAAGGCAGGAGATGGAATGACCTTAATTGCTACTTATCCAGAGATTAGAAGTAACGAGTTAGTTAAGAAGCAGGTAGAAACATACGAGAAAAATAATCGTAAAATTACAAAACTAGAAGAAGATGAAATTGATTATAACGTGATCAAATGGTGGCTTTATTTTGGAGGTAGAAGATGAAAATTAATGCAAAACAACCAAGTATTAAAACATACACATTAAGTCATTTCAAGATTGGAGATGTTTGTATGGGCGTAAAAAATGAACATTATTACCTTGTGGTTAAATCAGAAAAAGAAAAGAAACAGCTTGTTGATTTGACAGAAAACGAGATTATAAGAGATGCAGGATACATGAGATTTATACCTGCGACAGCAGAACTTAATATCAAGGATGTGGGGTAAAAGAAAAATGCCAGTAGCAAGATGTAAATATTGTAATAATTGGTTATTCAATGAAGACGTTGGAAGAGAGTATATACAAATAAATTCAGATATGAAAATACAAAGCAAATTCATTTGTCTTAAATGTGAAATGGAGTTAAGAAAAGAAGATTTCTTTGAGCCGTACAGAAGTATGATGAAGTAAAGGAGAAAGAACGATGAAAATAGTTGATATCAACACATTAAAAGGTTCAGACAGACACGGCAGTTGTGTAGAGTGTGAAAAAGATTTTACAGAAGATAAAGGAATGAAAAGAATCATTTTCGGAACAGATCAGAAGCGTACCATCTTCTTATGTGACAAATGTTACCATGATTTATTAAAAGAGATGACCAAGAAAAGATTAAAAGAAATGGGGGTTGAAATATGCAGAAAATAACAAAATGCCCATACTGTGGAAGTGATCGTGAAATGACTAGTAGGGTTAAATAAAGGAGCTTATTATGCCAGACGAAGAACTAGAAAAACGCATCAAACTTGAACTTGCACTTATTCATCAGTGCGAAGAATCAGACATTATAATTTGCCACATTAATGTATTAACAGATTGTTTTAAGTTTTATGTGATTTATAGAATGAAATATTCACTTTGTATGTCAATTACATTAGATGGTTTAGATATTTGTAAAGGAGAAACTAAATGAGTTATTCATGGTCAACAGAAAAATACAGTAACTACAGTGAAGATTTTGAAACAATAGAAGAATGCATCAAAGAAGCTAAAAACACAGGATGCAAAGCAGGTACCGTTATTTGGATTGGAAAAACAGAAGAAGCATATATAAGACAGGTAGACCTAACAAGTATACTAGAAGATTTACATAATGCTGTATACGATGATATTGGAGAGGTTGCAGAAGCTTGGTATATAGAAGATATAGATAACCAAGAATCATATGAAAAATGTGAAGAAGCAATAAATGATCTTGTCGTTAAGTTTATCGAAGAAAACGGAATGAAGCCGACTTTTGGAAAGATTACAGATATAGAGTCGTATGTTATCAAGTAGGAGGAAAGAACATGGACGTTATCAAACAAATAGATTACATGATCGCTTGCCTAGAGATGGCAAAAGAAGAAATCAACTATAAAAAAAGATATGAAATGAAAATAAAAATGAGAGAAGATAACGACTGGAACTGGTATGAGAGAAATAGGACACCAAGCAATACACTTATCAAAGAAAATCTTAGAAATGTTGGGAGAACAGGATTTAAGCTTGCAAAAGATTTAGAGGTGGGAGAATGACTAAAAATGAAACAATAACAATAAATGAAATAATAACACAGAGATTTCAAAGTCACTTATATAATTGCATAAAAGAGTCAAATATTCCTGCTATGCAATTAAGCGTAAGTTTCGACAGAGAAAAGGCATATATAAAAGACGAAAAAGCAGGACGTATCGTTGGAGAAGTTGATATGAAGATTACTATTGAACGATATGAACCTAAAAAAATGACAAGAAGTGAAGTGGAAAAAGCTATAGTTGCTTACTGCGACCCTGTTGCCACACCATGCAAAGAATGCAAATGTTATAAAAAATGTGTAAAAAGGATGCCGTTTGCATGGTTAAGTAACGAGGGGTTACAAGAATACTATGAATTTTTGTATGGAATCAAAGTGGAGGTAAAGGAATGACAAGAGAACAGATGATAGGTGTGTTAGAAGATTACTGCAATAAAAATATATGTGACAGTTCATGCGAGTTTGTACATGATTGTAAAAGAAAAGATTTTTCGAAAATGTCCGATAATGAATTAAAAATGTGTGTAGAAAGGATTGCTGAAATAATCGGAATTAACACAGAATCGCAAAATACGTGTGAATTGGTAGGGAAAAGAATGGAGCAGGTAAAGGTTTTGAAAAAAGTAACAAGAATGACTTATCCTAACAGAATGGAAGTAGTGATTCCAATAAAAGAATTTGTGAAAAACATTACAGATAAAGGATATAAAGTAATGATTACAAGAGAAAATGTTATCAGTGGAAAGTATGACGTTGTTGTATATGAAGAAGTGGAGATGAAAGAATGATACTAAAAATCTTACTTGTTATCATTGGCGTTTTCTTAGGACTGGTAGGCAGTGGTTTCTGCCAGTCCGCTAAAGCAAGAGATACGATCACAATGACATTAGAAGATTATGAGCATATGGGAGAGATATTACACAGTCTGCCGATAAGAGAACGACACGCAACCCTAAAAGGTAAAGACGTTGCACTGTACAGATGTCCAAAATGTAAAAGTTATGTAGCGGAATGGACAGAAGTTTGTGAGTGTGGGAACCGGTTGGACTGGGGAGAAAGTGAGGATTTACATGTTAATAATGACAAAAGATAGAGAGATTCTAAATCTTGATAATGTTCTTGAAATTCGGGCAAGCGAAGAAAATGTAGAATGTGAGCTAATGAATGGATATATTTACATAATACAATCATTCAAAACACATAAAAAAGCAGAAGATGCATTAGACAAGATACTTAATCAATACGACAGAGGACAAAGGGTTATCAAGTTATAAAGGTATGTTACGAAAAAGGTCTTGTCAGTGTGCAGGACCTGCAATCCATGATCAAGAATGAAACAGGAATTGAAATCAAGTTTTAATGCGTTATTAATGCGTTTTTAACGAGTTTTAATGCGTTTCCACTCGATAAGCATACAAAAGGAGTGTGATGTTATGAAATGTGTTTGTATGGGATGCACAGAAGCAACCGGCAGGAGTTGGGATTGTCACACAAGATGTGACGGTTATATATTTAGGAGTTTTTGGTATTTGTCTGGTAAATAGTAAATTGCAGGAATTTAAAAATGATAAAAATGCAAGAAATGTTTTAAAATATGCAATGTTATCAGCTTATGTATGTGTGTTATCAACTGTATTTTGTGCGATAATTGCAGGATTTTAAGGAGTTTAAAATGGACAAGCAAGACTTATATACCCTATGTACATTAATACCGCCTATGGACGATTACAGAGGTTATAATATGTATCTATGCGGTAAAAGGGATGGATTCAATGAGTGTGTACAGATGTTAAAAGAAAATTTAGAGAATGTAAAAGAAGAAGCAGGGGTTTAATCTGCTTCTTCTTTTTTTGCCTTTTTATTGAATTTTTCCCATCGTTCTGGATACACTTCTTGAAACCATTTAAGAAAATCTCCAAACAGAGCGTTTTCTGCTTCTTTTCTAACTGCGGCTGCATCTTCTATGTTGTTGTATCTTCCTAAATGGTATGTTTTGCCTTTAAATACTATTGTAGCAGCCCATTTTCGCCGATTTTTGTCCCAACTAACACCACGAACTCCAGATGTGTTATTCCGCAACATTTTTCTAGGTTTGATTGATATAATGGATGTATTTTCTATATATCCTTGTTCACATGTTTCCGCAGCCTTTTTGAGGTTTTCTCTGGCACTTCTTTGATGTGAGCAACCACAAGACATTTGTTTGTAAAATAGTCCGGCAGGAACTAGGTAGTGCTTTCCGCAAGAACATTCACATTCCCATTTATACCGATTTCCAACTCTTATTTGCTTAATTGCTTTGCAACCATAATCGTTAACTTTACCAGTGAGGTCAAATGGTTTATAGTAATTAGCTTCGGCAAAACATCCGCAAGATTGAGTTCGACCAGATGTTAAAGCATCGTATCTTATAGTTTTTGTATTTCCACATTCACATTTGCAAATGGCATAAACTCTTCCTTTTTTTCTATAAGCATCTATGATAGTTAATTTTCCCCACTTTTCTCCATTAAATTCATTTGTATATCGTGGTGCGTTTTTACATTCTTCGGAGCAATATTTTGCACTTGGTGCCCCATCAAAAGTCTTTCCACATACAACACATTCTCTTAAAGCCATAATAAACACCTCTTTCTGCAATGAATTATACATACTATATTACTAATGCACAAGAAAAATTCAGAAAAGGACCAGAAAAACTCTGGTCCTCAATGTTATTTGTATAAAAAGTTGTGATCTAAAATCCGCACGTTATAGTTACCAGTTGCACCGCTTACCTGTTGATGCGTGATAATGTAGTTTGCTGTGATACCTGCGGTAATGATCGCTGTAAGTATGATTGATAATAATATTTTATTCATATAAACACCCCAAATCTTCCAAAATCATTTCTATTGCATATTCTCGTGAACACATTTCAGCACCATCCCAACGATTTTGTTCAATCATTGAATTTGCTTCTTTAACGGCTTCTTTTTCGGTATAACCGCAACTCATTAACCACTGTACAATTTTAATCATGCTAGTTCTCCTTTTCTACCCTCGTAACCTCCGGGGTGGGCGGTGTATGTTATGCAGGTATTACAAGACTGTCACGATCAGCCTTGACAAGTCTGTTTTTGTTAAGCTTATCTTTCCACTGTTCAACAAGTGATTCATGGAGCTTTAAGGCTTCTTGCTTGCTGCAGGTTGTATAAGAATCAATTTCTTCGAAATCATCCATATACATTACAACAGTTTGGTATTCGTGTAATACTTCCACATAAACTGTGGAAATAATACACTCTGTTTGATGTAACCAAAATTTGTGTCTTGCGATTGTTTTATTCATTTTCAATCCCTCCTAAAATCTTTTTACAAGCTTCTACATACCCATCTGGAAGTGTTTCGGTGTTCATCTTTCCACCGCTTACTCTCCAATCAAGATATTTTTTAACTTCTTCTTTTTCTTCTCTTAGTTCGTAAATAAATTCTTCATAAGAAACGAAGTCCTCATTTTCGACTAACTTTTCAATTTCTTTTCTTAAATATTTCATATTTCAAACTCCTTTTTAAATGCTTTTCGTTTATCTTTAACTAGAGTATAAATGATTTTAGTTTAAAAGTCAATAGTAAAAATAAACTTTTTCCGTTTGACATATGGCATATTTTAAACTATAATGATTTAAAAATAGAAAAGAGGTGTGATTGATGGAGTACAACATAAATTTTACTTATGAAGACAATAAACAACTAAAAGAAATCTACAAAGAACTACTAAAAAGAAACGGCATGACAATGACAGAAGCTTCACAGCTTTTAGGATTGTCAACACCGCAGCAGCTAAACAACAAATTTAACAATAAAAAAGTATCCCTAAGTGATTTAAAAGATTTTTTAAGTATAATGGGATATGATTACGAGATAGTAATAAAAAAGAGATCTGGGAGCGTGTGAGTTCTTCCGGATCTCTTTCAATCTATGCAATTCTTGAAATGTTGGAAGTCTTTACTTTTTCACTTCCATATTTTTTCTGAATGTCCTCGAAAGACATTTTCTTTTTATGCCACTTTCCAGATGGTTCGGTTGAGAAGTGCCACTTTTTGCGATTCTTAGACCACTTAAAGCCTAACTTCTTTAACTGTTCTCTATATGGGTATGTATTGCCGTCTACCCATATCCAAGAACCGACAACTTCAATGTTAAGACCATCGAAAGAAACTATATTATTGATAACATTTCTTAAGGCTTCGTCTGCCTTGTAATCAAATGTATTTTTCTTTTCTTCTTCTGGTGTCTGTCCTGCCTTAAGCATGTCAAACAGCTTCTTATACTCTGCCGTGATCTCTTGACATGTAGCAACGTCTCCACCATTGTCTGGGTGGTTGGCTACCATTAATTTTTTGTATTCTTTTCTAAGTTCTTGTAAGTTTTTGGCTGTAAAATATTTCATGATAACACCTCTTTCTGATTTATCGTTCACCTTTAACTTGCTTTTATTATACATAAAAATTATGCATACGTCAATAGAAAAGTGCATAAAATTTATGTATAAAATTCTTGAAGTAAAATAAACAGTATGCTATAATAATGTAAAAGGAGGGAAAACGATGATAAAATATAAATTAGATGTACAGGAAGAATTAAAGAAAAAAGGGTATACTTCTTATATAATAAGAAAAAACAAGTATTTAAGCGAGGGAACACTTGCAAAGATAAAGCGAGGAGAACCAATAAATATGAAAAGTCTTAATGCTATTTGCTGTATGCTTAGAAAAAATGTAAATGATGTAATAGAAGTAGAAATAACAGATGATGAAAAAATAAAATATTTTATTTGAAAAAAGTGTTGACTTATACATAAATATTATGTATAATAAAGACAGTTAAAGGAGATAAGCAAAAAGAAAAGGAGATATGAGTCATGAAAAAATTAGTAGAAGAAATCAAAAAAGAACTTGTAAACGAGGAAATGAGCTTCACAGATTTAGATAACTTCATGATGGAATCTGGATACTACAGTGTATTCGATGATGGAGCTACAGAAAACATCAAACAGGATGGGAATGTGGTGTATACAGCTACAGACTCTAACGAGTGCGAAGTACAGATTTTCTTCGAGATCACAATAGATAATGGAGAGGACGAAGCGGAAGAAGCTTTCTACTTAAAAGTGACAGATGTGCAGGAGTTCTAATATGAGAACAAAATGGTTAGAAATGCAGGGCAAGACAGTAAACGGATTCAAAATATTGGAAGTTTACAGAGAAAACAAAAGAACAATGGCAAAAGTTGTCTGCCCTGCATGTGGGAAAACATTCATAACACGAGCAGAACACATAAAAAATGGGAAAAACTGTGGATGCACTACCAGAATAAAGATGAATGACCTAACTGGTAAAAAATTTGGTAGGCTAACAGCAATAGAGCCTACAGGAAAAAAAGCATCTAACGGTGCTATTATTTGGAAGTGCATTTGCGATTGCGGAAATGTAAATTTTGTTGACAGCGGAAGTCTTACAAAAGGAAGAGTACAAAGTTGCGGATGTCTAAGAAAACCGCATGAAATAGAACAGGGAAAAAGGATAGCCGCAGAGACAAAGAAACAGTGCATAGATGGGACTAGTATTAGAAATCTAACAATGAAAATATCTAAAGCGAACAAATCTGGTATAAAAGGTGTATCTTGGGACAAAAACAGAAATAAGTGGGTTGCACAAATAACATTTAAAGGTAAAAATTACAATCTTGGGAGATATAACAATAAAGAAGATGCAAGAGAAGCAAGAGAGAAAGCTGAAAAAGAAATGTTCGGGAAATTTTTAGAAGAGCATAAAGAGTATGTAAAGGATAAAAAGGATAAGAAAAACTGAAAGCTAATAAAAAATATGGAAAGATGGTAAAAGAATTAAATAAAAAGAGTGTACACATGGCACCTGCCGATTATGATATGATATATCTACAAGATATAAACATAGTCGGGAGGTGTCTTTTTTTGATTAATAACAAACTAAAGAATTGCTGTAACGATTGCGTGTACTGCGAGATCGTGACAGAGACAAAGAGAAGAGCAATCCCAGAAAACAAAACAGAAGTGGTACTGGTAAACATAAAGTGTAGTCATATGTGCGTATGCAGTAGATACCAGAAAGAGGTGCAGAATGGAAGATAGAAGTATATGCTGTGCTGAATGTATGTATCTACTAGGAAGTGATACAAAGAACTACTATATGTGTGACGTAGGCAAGTATGACAGAATATACAACGCATATCTATGCACCTGCGACAAATATAAAAGCAGGAATCCAAGCACAAAAGAATATAAGAGATAATAACAGATCGTTAGAGGTGGCAAATTTCGTTGCAACCACGCACCCTATGGGTTAAAAGAGATGCAAGAGATGTGACGCTTGCCTAACGGTCTGTTTAAATATATATAAACCTAGAAAGGATGTGAGAAGATGAATCTAAATAGAATTATGCGAAAACTACAAAGAGCAATAGTATCAAACGGATTTGTAATAAGTTTAGATACAACACAATTCTATTCAGAGGACCAGAAGCGAATGATAACAATGTACATCCTGTCTATAAAAGTATATGAGAATACAAGAAAAGGTTGGAAAGATACACGGTATGAGATACTAAGAACCGCTTCGCAGGTCGATATAATTAAATGCTTGTCTGACATATGGGCAAGCATACGAGAAAGGAATGGGCAAATAAATGCGGAATGAACTTACACAGAAGCAAAGAACATTTGCTCATGCATGGATTAAAAACGGCGGAAATGATTATCAAGCCGCTATCGAAGCAGGATACTCCCCTGCAACAGCGAAGAACGCAAAAAAGAACATCATTGAAAAGCATGGAGTGAAAGAATATATAGCAGAACTACAAGCCAAAACAGACAAAGAAAATGGCTATGATATTATGAGTCTTGCAGACATACAGTGGAGACGGTCAATGATCGCCACTGGTGCGTTGCAAGATTCTTTTGGATTTACCCCAGATTTCCCAGACCAGTTAAAAGCCATGAACGACTTAGAAAAGGCTTTGACAGTGCAGGCAAAGGAAGAGGAAGAAAAGAAAGCAAGAGAAGAAGCATTAAAGAATAAGACATATCACATGGACCTTGATATAATCCCTGATGTGTTCCATCCAATGGTTAGAGATATAAGGAATCATGGTCATACAGAATATGTATTACCGGGGGGACGTGGTTCGAGTAAATCTTCTACGATACCTAACATTATAACGGAGCTTATGAGGAATGATCATAACATGCACGCACTTGTTGTAAGACAGGTGTACAACACTGTAAAGGATTCTGTGTATGCTAAAACTAAGTGGGCAATAACAAAGCAGGAGTTCACGGAAAAAGAATATAAGTACACAAGCTCGCCTTATGAAATTACCATGAAAGACACAGGGCAAAAAGTATATTTTCGTGGTGCTGATGACCCAGACAAGATTAAATCAATTTCCCCAGAGTTCGGATATATCGGCATACTGTGGTTTGAAGAACTGGACCAGTTCGCAGGACCCGAAGCAGTGAGAAATATTGAACAGTCCGCTATTCGTGGTGGAGATAAGGCATATATATTTAAGAGCTTCAACCCACCGAAAAGTGCTAACAATTGGGCAAATCAATATTTGCAAGAACCAAAAGACAACAGAATGATTGTAAGAAGCACATATCTAGACGTACCTAAAGAATGGTTAGGTAAACCGTTTATCGAAGAAGCGGAGCACCTAAAAGAAATTAGACCCGAAGCGTACGAGCATGAATACATGGGTATTGCTAACGGTAATGGTGGGGCAGTGTTTGAGTATGTAGAAGTAAGAGAGATTACAGACGAAGAAATAGCACAGATGGACCGCATATACCAAGGTGTCGACTGGGGTTGGTATCCAGATAAGTACGCATTTACGAGGACATACTACGATGCGGCAAGAGAAACGATCTATTTTATAGATGAGCATTGCGTAAACAAACGGTCAAACGAGCAAACAGCCGACTGGATAAAGAAAAAAGGCTATAACGATTATGCGATCATTTGCGATAGTGCAGAGCCTAAATCAGTAGAGGACTACAGAAACTTAGGACTTGTAGCACAGGCAGCAGTTAAAGGCCCGGGGTCAGTTGAATACGGCATGAAATGGCTACAACGTAGGAAGATTGTGATTGACCCACGGAGAACACCATACGCATACAAAGAAATTACAACGTATGAGTATGACAGAGACAAGGACGGTAACATAATAAGCGGATACCCAGACAGAGACAATCATGCTATTGATTCGTTGAGATACGCATACAACAGAGTGATCATGAGGAGAGGAGAGAACGCATAATGATGATAAATCTAAAAGATGTAACTTGTATACAAATTGGAAATGTAATGTTAGACATCAAGGATATAGAAAAAATATCTATCCATGATGGTGGGGTTTGGCTTACGATTAATGGAGATTTGATACAAGGAGATATAGAAACAAAAATCGGAAACGTTAAACTGATAGCGGTGGAATAGATGGGTATATTTAGCAGAATGAAAGAGATATTAAGTGCCCTTTTTAGACAAAGGGCAAGAGAAGAATTTAAGATAGACACTGCGACTAGTCCAGAGATGCAGAGAGTTATAGAAAAATGTGCGTACATCTATAAGGGCAGTCCGTACTGGTTAGACAAGGACGAGCATATAAAGACTATCAACTTTGCAAAAGCGGTATGCTCGGAGACAGCACGCCTTGCTACCCTTGCAATAGGTATAGAGATAGATGGCAGTGCAAGAGCTAATTGGTTGCAGGAACAGATTGACAAGGAATTGGAGCAGGTGCGACACCATGTAGAATACGGCTGTGCATACGGTACAATTGTATTAAAACCTAACGGTGCAAGTGTGGACTTGATCACGCCAGAAAACTTTATTGTAACAGACGAAAGCAATGGAGAGATTCAAGGCATTGTGTTTGTGCATCGTGAAATCTCAAGTGATGGCAAGACATACTACACCAAACTAGAATATCATAGGTACATCGAGGACGTGTATCAGATCACAAATCGTTGCTATGCTTCTAAGGATGCCAACGATACAGGAAAGCCAATTGACATAGACGAGACACCATGGCGTGGAGAACTAGAGGATGTAGGACTTGCAAACCTAAACGGACAACGTCTGTATGCAGTTCTTAGGACACCGCAGGCGAATAACGTAGACCTGCATTGCAGTTTAGGATTGCCTATCTTTTACGAAGCAATAGAAGAGCTAAAAGATTTAGACACTGCATACAGCAGGAACGCAACAGAGATATTCGACAGCCGAAGAATGTTGTTGCTAGACTCCGACAAGCTGTTAGAGACTGGTACAAGGGTAAATAATACACAGGATGGATTTGAGAGAAGCAAGAAGCGGTTAAGACTGCCAGAGTACGTCAAGAATGTAAATAGCTCAGACATTAAAGGATTTTATCAAGAGGTAAACCCAAGTCTCAACACGGATACACGACTGACAGGAATCAATGCCCTGCTGTCACAGATTGGGTATAAATGCGGATTCTCCAATGGATACTTTGTGTTTAATGAGACTACAGGCATCCAAACAGCTACAGGCGTAGAAGCAGAGCAGCAGAGAACAATACAGTTTATCAAGGACGTTAGGGACAAGCTACAGTTCTGCATGGATGATTTGATTGCAGCACTTAATATCTTTGCTGATCTGTACCAATTAGCACCAAGTGGACCGTATGAGACTTACTATGACTTTGGAGACATAACATACAATGAGGACGAGGACCGTTCTCGTTGGTATAGCTATGTTGTAAGCGGCAAGATTCCTTTCTGGTACTATTTAACAAAATTTGAGGGATTCAGTGAAGAAGAAGCAAAAGCACTTGAAGAAGAAGCACAACCGAAAGAGCCAGACTTATTCGGTGCAGGAGATGAAGAATAATGCTAACGCCAGATTACTTATGGTACGTGCCAGAAAAGGCAGAGAAGCAGGCGGAAGAACTGCATAATAAGATTGTATCGGTCATGATTGAACGAATGATGATAAGACTAGGACGTGGCGAGGATTACCTTTTTACTCCTATTGACAAGTGGCAAATGGATGTATTGCAGGATGCAGGGTACATCTTGCAGGCGGTACAGAAAGAGATTGCACAAACAACAAAGATAGGCATTGATACAATCGCTCAAACCATGAAAGAAGCAGGTATAAAGGCTATAGAATGGGATGATGCGGTGTATAAAAAGGCAGGTCTTGAACCAAAACCACTCGGGGAAAGTCCTTATCTACAACGATTATTGCAGAGGAATTATGAAAAGACCAAGGGAGAAATGCATAACTACACCGGTACGATGCCAAACGCCTGTCACGATAACTACATAGATGCAGTGGACAAGGCGTACAACCAAACTGCAAGCGGCACAACAAGCTACACAGAAGCGGTCAAAGAAGCTGTTAACGACATTATAGACAAGGGTGCAGACGTAACATACCCTAGCGGACGTAGAGACAGCATAGAGACAGCTACAGCGAGAGCAGTCCGTACTGGTGTAAGCCAGATGGCAGCAGATATTACAGACGCACGTATGGACGAGATGGATTGGGATATCATCCTAACATCTGCCCATCTGGGAGCCAGAATTGGGAACGGTGGGGACAATTTAACCAATCATTTCTGGTGGCAAGGCAAGTTTTACAGCAAAAGCGGTAATGACCCAAGATTTCCGCCTTTTTCGGTCTGCGGTATGGGAAACGTGCAGGGAATCCATGGGGCAAACTGCCGACACTCACACGGACCGGGGGATGGAATAAACAATCCGTTCGAGGACTATGACAGCGAAGAGAACCGCAAGGAATACGAGAAGAGAAAACGCCAGAGAGAGCTTGAAAGACGTATCAGAAAGACGAAACGGCAGTTAATCGGCATGAAAACGGCTGTGGATAATACAAAGGACGAAGCCTTAAAGCATGAGCTTGACATGGAGTATCAGAAAAAAGCGGCACTGTTGCAGAAACAGAATCAAGCCTATAAAGACTATTGCAGACAGAACAATTTGAAAACCCAAAATGAAAGACTCAACACCGCAGGATGGGACAGAAGTCAAGCATCATCCGCTAGAGGTGCAGCGACTAGGTATAATAACGCACGAGGTAAATAATTTGGAAACTATTAATCAATTCATGGTTGCGTGTGGGTGGATTATAACCATTGGTGGAGCTGTAGGCGTATTGTATAAAGCCTATAAGCATTACAAGAAGCCTACGGACGATTTAGAGCAACGTATAACGTCAATAGAGACAGACATCAAAGATATTAAACGGAAGCTTAACAGTGACTACAACACAATTAACAGTCAACAGAACGATGTTAATTTAGTCATGAAAAGTATGTTTAATTTGATTGAGAACAAAATCACAGGGAACAACATCGAGGGTCTAAAAAAAACCAGAGACGAGTTAATAAACGCACTGACAACGCACGAGAAATAAAGGAGAACCAAAATGGGAAGTAGAGAATATTTAGCGGTATGCAAAGCAAAGATTGTTGATTATGTGAACGGACATATGGACAAGACAGACAACAATCATATTACAATGAATGACGTGTATGTTGTTTGGTATTCCAAAACATTACAGAACCACAAAGCACTGTTAAGCACGACATTATCTGATGGCATGTATTATGAAATGACATTCAACGGAGATGAAAGCGAGCTGTACATGGACGCTTACAAGAAGTGGGAAAATGTCAAGTTTGAGATGTAAAGGAGAATAAGAATGATAATTGACGGTATAAATTTTAAAGAGTTAAATATCACAAAAGATGGAGAACTGATTGCATCAATTACAGATGGAAAAGATGGAATCGTACACAAGGACGGCTATAGAGTACAACTTGTAGTGGAAGATGTCGGCATGTCGTTTGCAGAAGCATTTAAAAGAATGAAAGCAGGACACAAAGTAAAACTTCCATCATGGGGTGGTTTCTGGTACTGGGATACAGAAAAAGAAACTATCATGATGCAGTGCAGAGATAAAGACAACGGAGAAAAGGGAGACTTATTAGATATTAGAGATACAAAAATGGTGGAATACACACTAAACAATATCTTATCTAATGAATGGTTGATTGCAGAATAAGGAGTAAAAGTATGGCTAAATACGTAAAGAAACCTGTTGAGATAGAAGCGATCACGTTTGATGAGTTTATGAGAATCGGAGCAGAGAACGCTGATACTGTGGTTAACGGTATGCCTGTTAAGTTTATGTACAATGGTTACGTCATTAGACAATATGACAGCAATTCTTACACTATCCCAACACTAGAGGGGGATTTTCTCATGACAAAAGATGATATGCTTATCACTGGCGTAAATGGAGAAATCTATCCATGCAAGAAAGAAATTTTTGAAAAAACTTATGAAAAGTGTATTGAAAAATCCATAGTATAGCATTTACAATAATACTTGTAACAAATAATAGTTGTTGTTGAATAAATCATTTTTTACTTGCTAGTATGTGATTTGTTTCGAAGATTTTTCATGTTACAACCCTTTTTCTTATTGATTTTATAAAGTATAATACGGCAGGACTTCTCACGAGGTCCGTGGAAACATAGTTCAGTTGGTTAGAGCATCCACCTCATAAGTGGACAGTCACAGGTTCGAGTCCTGTTGTTTCCATTAGCCACAAAAGTGGCGATCAATAGCATTTATTTTCTGACCCTTTATTGGTAGAGCTGTAATTTTTTCATACTCCTCCAAAAAACGTTGAAGCATCATGTTGTTGCATGGTGCTTTTTTCGTGAAAAAAATTAGAAAAATGAGTAGAAAAAAAGAGTCTCCATATTTTACAATAAAAAAGTAGATTGTTTGATGCTCATGTGATTCAATCAACTGAACTCCTTCCACAAGTTTTAAGAGAGAGTTAGAGGCTCAAGAGTGGGTCAAGTCCACTCTTCTCTTTTACCTTGGCTTAGGTTTATAAGCCTTAATCCATTACCGCATACGAGCGGTATACAAATATCGTATAGGAGGATATACAATGCAGAATTACGAACAGATTTTAGCAGAATTAGGAATCGAAGTACCAGAGGACAAAAAGTCCGATCTGAAAAAGAAGATGTCTGAAAATTACAAGACTGTAGCTGATTACGATAAACAGGTAAAGAAAAAAGATGACTACAAAATATCTTTAGACGATGTACAGACCAGATTAGCCGAATTAGAGAAAGAAGATGTTGACGGTCTTAAGGCTAAGATTACAACATTAACACAGGAGCTTGCAGACGAAAAAGAAGCAAGAGCAAAAGAAGCTAAACAGACAGAGTTAAGAGACAAAGTAAAAGATTTCTTATCTGATAAAAAATTTGTAAATGCAATCACAGAAGACTCTATCCGTTCCCAGATGATTCAGAAATTAGAAGAAGAGAATGGGAAAAATGCAGAAGATGTATTTAAAGAACTTACTACTAAAGATGGAAAACCGATCGAGAACATCTTGGTTGATGAAAAGAAAGTACCAGATGTTAAGATCCCAAGCTTTACAACTAAGTTCAACAGCGGAGAGCAGAAAAAGGGAACACAGAAGTTAAGGGAAATGTCTTTAGACGACAGAATGAAGCTTAAGGCAGAGGACCCAGACTACTATGCAACCTTATTAAATGACAGATAGATAATACCGACTCACAGTATGGAAGTGAGCCGCTAACCTAAAATCCCTTAATAGTTGTAGGTAGATGGGACAAAGATAAGTCCTTATCTATTCTTATTTAGGGTAGAAAGGACTTTTTTTATGCCAAGAACAGGAAGATTTGGCGGTTTTGATTTTGACCCAGAGGTTTTTTCTGAGTTTATGTCAGAAAACCCAACATGGAACGATGCAATTATTGCATCTGGTGTGTTAGCACAGGACAATACAATCATGGATTTAATCGGAGAAAAAGGAAATATCGCAACAATTCCATTCTATACACCGATTGATGAACAGGACTCACAGGCTTTAAACAACGATGGAGAAACAGACAACACACCTGCTGAAATTACAGGAAAGAAACAGACTTGTATGTTAATCCAGAGAATGAAAGCTTGGAAATCAAAAGACTTTACAAAAGAGTTAACAGGTGCAGACCCTATGACTCATGTTGCAAACTCTGTTGCAGACTTTTATAAGCAGGTAAGAACACGTGACTTAATGACTACAGTTGATGCAGTTTTAAGTCTGTCTGGGATGGAAAACCACATTACAGACTTATCTTTAACTGGCGAGGGCACTGTTGGAGATGTAAACAAAATTGACGATACAACACTTATCTTTGCACAGCAGAAAGCTTTAGGAGATTCCGCTGACAAGATGGGATTACTTGTATTAAACTCTTACATTTATGCAAAGTACAAAGCAATGGGACTTGTTGACTACAACAAATACACTATTGCTAACGCAGTAGAAAGAGAAGTAAATCTTCCTACAATCGGTGGATTTATCCCACTGGTAACAGACAGATTTACAGTTGATACAGCAGGAACAAACCCAGTATACAAAACTTATATGCTTGGTACAGGCTCAGTATTGACTTGTGATAAGACAAACTATGAAAATCCTTATTATACAGACTATGACCCAGAAACATCTGCCGGTATCGAAAAGCTGTATACAAAACAGGGTTATGTATTACATCCTAACGGATTTTCTATTAATTCTAACAAGATCGCAAAAGAGTCTCCTACAAATGCAGAGTTAGGAGCTAAAGCAAACTGGTCTTTAGCATTTAACCAGAAGAATATCCGCATGGGTGTTATTAAATCCAACGGATAAAAAGGAGTGATTTCATGGCAAATTATGTTGACTATGAATATTACAAAACCCTTTTTGGAGAGAAAGCAATCCCAGAAGCAGACTTTAATCGTCTGGTCTGGGATTCTTGCAAGAAGATAGATAATGCCACAACAGGCGTGGACAATGTCAAAAAGCTTAAGATTGCTTTTCCAACAGATGAAGATGATGCAGAAGCAGTTAAAAGATGTGTTTGCGAACTTCTGTCAATCACATATAAGATTGAACAGGCAGAAACGAGAGTTGAAGCATCACAGGGTTATATCACATTAGAAGATGGAACTGTGATGAGTAAGCAGGTAGCATCTAAGAGTGCAGGAAACGAGAGTATAAGTTATGTGACTTCCAGTAACACAGGCACGGCTACATTGATAGATAAGTGTCTAGCGGATAAGGAAGCACAAAAGCAACTATACGATGATAAGATAAGAGATTATCTGTCTGGCATCACTGATGCTAACGGAGTTAACTTGCTGTACATGGGAATATATCCAAGATAAAAAAACGGAGGGATACGATGTATAACGATACAATCACACTTTTTAATAGGTATGAAAGTAAATTGGGAGATACATGGTATCCCTCTATTTTGCATAATACGAACCTAAACATGGATAAAGCAAGCATCGTTGCAAAGTACGGTTCTGACTCACAGGACAATGCTGTATTAAACGTGCAGTATAGCCTAAAAAGCGGTCAAAAGATGGTAGGGAGTAAATTATGGCTACCGCCTAAAGAATGGTGTAAACAGACGAATGATAAGTTGTCAGAAGCACTTACGTTTAGTTCTAAGGCAAACGGTTTTGATTTCTTTATCGTTGGCGAATGGAAGAATGAAGAACCGATTGCAGAGGATGATTATATTGACGGATTCTATGAAGAAATGAAACTTAAGTATGATTATGTCTTTGCAATAACTGGAAGTGCCTTTTACGACATAATCCCGCACTTTGAGGTAATGGCTAAGTAGGTGGTTATATATGGCTAAAAAGAAATTAGGAAATGTTAATGTGAATACACAGAACATGAGAGCTAATATCAGTCTGGCGAGATTCGATGAACAAATACAAAGTGCTCAATATTGGTTAGATAGTCAAGTTATGACTGATATGGTTCCATATATGCCACATGAAACAGGTACATTCATTAACGTAACGAGAGCAAAAAGTGCTTCTCTTGCAGGTACTGGAATGGTGTGTGCAGGTACTGGACCGATGGGACGTTTCTTATACTATGGTAAAGGTATGGTTGACGAATTAACAGGGTCTCCGTGGGCGAGAAAAGGTGCTAAGAAAGTATTAGTCACTGAATTTGCAGGACATACAAATGCAAAAGTTGACTTAAGCTACCAGAATCCAAAAGCAACTCCAAAATGGTTTGAAACAGCAAAGAAGAATCACGGTAAAGCATGGGTTACTCATGTTAAAAAGCAGGCAGGAGGAAGTTGATGGCAGAAGAAAAGAAACTAGTCAAGTATGACATTGATGGTTTTGACGTGATCACAACAGCATTGCAAGAACTGGTAAATCAATTCCCAGAACTAAGAGAGGGAGACGAAATTGCATTTTCTACATTAGATGATGCAAGCGGAAAAGCAATGTTCCCAGTAAGCGGTGCAGTGATTGAATCAGAAAAAGAGAGTATCACTGGTCACGTCACACAGGTATGTCTGTATCCGTTTTGCGTGATATATCGTGCAAGCGGTACAAAACCAAATAGGAAAGCATACATTAAGGAGTGGTTGGATAACCTTGGTAAATGGCTGGAAAAGCAAACAATCACAATTAAAAACAACACATATAAACTAGAAGAATATCCAGTGCTGACAGGCAATCGAAAGTTTTTGACGATTGACAGACAAACACCTGCATATTTGGACAGTATAAACGAAAACAAGTCTGAGAATTGGGCTATCAATATTTCTGCCCGATATCAAAACGACTTTGATAGATAAATTAACTATTAACTGGTCTACGACAGGATGTAGATCACTGACCTTGAAAAGATAAAGGAGAATCATAATGGCAGTTACAACAGGTAAAATTGACCGTAAGTATATGGCTCATTTCTTAGATGCAGGCTCTTTGTGCGGTGGTAAAACACCATCCTATGAACGTCTTGGAAAAGACTTAGAAGAGTACAATGTCGAACTTAATCCCGATACAGAAACAAGTAAAAATATTATCGGAGAATCTACATTCAAACACAACGGATATGAGGTTTCCTCAGAAGCAGACCCTTATTATGCAGAAGCTGACAGTACATTAAGCCAGAAGTTGCAGGAGATCATTGATAATCGTTACAAAGACGATAATCTGAAAACTACCGCAGTAGAAGTACACCTATGGAAAGAAGCATCAAGCGGAGCTTATGAAGCATACGCAGAAGATTGTTATATTGTTCCAACATCCTACGGTGGAGACACAAGTGGTTACCAGATTCCATTTACAGTTAACTACGCAGGAAACCGCAGAAAAGGTACTTACAACGTAACATCCGGGACATTTTCAGAAAGTGCTACACAGGACTTAAAAGACAACAGCAAAGCAGTTTTATCATAACAAGGAGTGCAGGATATGGAAGAACTTAGACGAAAAGTCAAAACTGGGGCATTAAATGTAATTTTAACAAACGAAGATGATGAGGAAATCGGAAGATTCCCATTCAACCCAGTTGATTTAAATATCGTAAGAAGATACGAAGAAGTTGTTGCTAATTTGGAAAAGATGGAACTTCCAGAGGATGCTACAGAGCAGGATATCTTAGAACTGTCTGACAAATTAGAGGGGCAGATTGATTACTTGCTTAACTCTAAAGCTTCTAAGTCTGTATTTGCTATTTGCAATCCGCTAACTCTTACAGAAAGCGGAGATTTCTTCATCGAGAACATCATCGTGGAAATCGCAGATATTATTGAGCAGGTAACAGATCAGCGAATTAAGAAGAAACAGGCGAAGATCAAAAGAGCAACTTCTAAATATCATAAATAAATGGAAGTCTGGGAACTTCCAACATCCATAGTAGTTGGTGGCATTAAGTACGATATTCGTACAGATTTTCGAGCAATTTTGGATATATTAAAGACTTTTAATGATCCAGAGTTTGAGAACGATGAAAAGTGGATTGTTGCTCTTACCATTTTATACATTGATTTTGACGAAATGCCACCGCATGACTATGAAGAAGCAAGAGAAAAAGCCATCGAATTTATTGACATGGGTATAAAAGACGATGGGAAGAAAAAACCGCACACAATGGACTGGGAACAGGACGGTGCGGTTATTATTCCATCGGTTAATAGGGTCTTAGGAAGAGAAATCAGAGCTATGCAATATCTTCATTGGTGGACTTTTTTGGGAGCTTATATGGAAATCGGAGAATCCTTGTTTTCACAGATTCTTAATGTTCGCATAAAGAAAGCGAAAGGAAAGAAACTTGATGACTGGGAACGTGATTTCTACAAAGAGAATAAGAATCTTATTGATTTAGACGTTAAATACACCGAAGAAGAACAAGCAGAAAGAGACAGACTTAATGCACTTCTTAATGGACAGAAAGGGGTGTGATTAAATGGCTACACAAAAAGCAGACGGAAGTATATATATCAAAACAGAGATTGACACAACGGATGCTAAAGCAAGCGTAAAAGAGATCACATCCCTTTTAAAACGTCTGTCCCGACAGGTTGACAGCATCGGAAAATCCATTAAGGATGCAATAAAAGGCGGTATCAAAACCCCAGATACAAAGGGATTAGATACCGTAGAAGAGAAAGCAAAGTCTGTGGCAGATCAGATCGAAAAGACCGCACAGGCAGAAAAGAAGCTAGAAAGCATAGATATTAAATCTAATGCACTTGATACGTTAGATAAAGCGATAGAAACCACAGGACAGAAGCTTGCAGAGTTGGAAAAAGCACAGATGGATGTATTCAACAGAAATCAGAGTGCAACATCTTCTCCTGCGTTTCAAGCAATGGAGAGTGCCGCTTCTAAATTAGATCAGCAATATGAACAGTTGATTGCAAAAAAGAAGCAGTTGGAAACATCTACAACAGGAAAGACTGGACTGCCTAAGACTGGAAAGCTGACAGGTGGAACAGGTCTGGCAAGTGATGAAAGTGCTAACGCATTAGCTAAACTTAATGCAGAGATCACAGGCACAGAAACAAAGGTAGAACTGTTAAATAACAGCTTGGAGCAGACAGTACAGGCACAACAAAAGATAAGTGACAGCCCTATCAATACTACAGCTTATCAGATTCTTGAACAGACACTACAGCAGGTAGAAGCACAGTTTAATCAAGTGGCACAGACTCAGCAAGAGTTGTTTGCAAGAAATCAAAGTGTTACAAGTTCTCCTGCCTTTATGGCATTGGAGAGTGCGGCAGAGAAGTTAGGCAGGCAGTACGATTCACTGATCGCTAAGAAACGGCAGTTAGAAAGCGGTGGTGGGGCAGTACAAACACCTGCGATCAAGACAGCCCCTATGACTGGTGCATATTCTGCCACGGCATCTAGTGCAAGTCAAAAAGCTTTGGATGCCTTAAACAAAGAAATAACACAGACAGATGCAAAAGAAAAAGGACTTGTTAATACAAATAGCAAGCTTGGTTCATCGTTCAAGAATGTCAGTCAGTCAGCCGACAGTGCTAAGACTAAAACAGGCGGTATTTCATCTATTTTTAGCAGAATGGGTGGAGTAGTATCTGGACTTGGAAAACGTCTTGCAGGACTGGCACAGAACTTCACAAGCACTACAAACAGTGCTAACAATGCAAGATTTTCAATCGGTCGAATGGTTGGAATGAGTATCTTATATTCTACTGTTTTTGGTATGATTTCTAAAGTAAATAGTGGAATCATGACAGGTATAAATAACCTTGCTCAATATTCGTCTGCTACTAATGCTTCGATATCTTCTATGATGTCGGCATTAACACAGCTACAGAACAGTTTAGCAACAGCATTTGCACCAATACTGTCTGTAGTAGCACCTATATTAACGGCATTTATAAATATGCTGTCAAGAGCGATTACTTATGTAGGTATGTTCATAGCAGCACTGACAGGACAGAAATCTTTTACAAAAGCAAAAGCTGTACAAGAAGATTATGCTGCATCGTTGCAAAAGACTTCTAAGAGTTCTAATAGTGCAGCGAAGTCTACAAAGAAAAACGCAAATGCAACAAAAAAAGCAAATAAAGAGATGCAGACATATCTTTCTGGTCTGGACGAAATCAGACAGTATCAGAAAGAAAAAGACAATACACCTAGTTCAAACTCAACGCCATCAACAGGTGGCGGAGGTGGTGGCGGATACACGGGACCATCCATTGGAGATATGTTTGAGAAAGTTCCTATTGAATCTTCTATTGCAGACATTGCTAAGAAGATTAAGAACCTCATAAAGAAAGAGGACTGGGAGGGACTTGGGACTTACATTGCATCTGGCATCAATAAAGGATTGCAAAAAATCTATGATGCTATCAATTGGAATAATGTAGGTCCGAAGATTACATATTTTGTGAACGCATTTACACGGACATTCAATAGTCTTGTTGATCACATAGACTGGAATTTAATGGGACGTACTGTAGGTGCAGGTATTAATACAATTGTCAACACACTGAATCTGTTGATAGAGGGAATCAATTGGAAAAATCTTGGTTCAAAAATTGCAACAGGTATCAACGGCTTATTCAATGAAGTGAATTGGAATAATGTTGGGCGGTTGTTTGCGAATAAAATAAATGTTCCGTTTCAAATGTTAGAGGGAGCTGTAAATACTCTTAACTGGGCAAAAATAGGAACGTCAATAGGTGGATTTTTGAATGGTGCGATCAACCAGATAGATGTTAAGTCTATTGGTACAAGCTTATCTGGATTAGCATTAGGAATATTAACAACATTAGATAATGCACTTACTACAACAAACTGGTCACAGCTTGGCACAAAATTAGCAACATTATTAACATCTATTGATTGGGTTGGAATATTTGTTAGTGCAATATCTGTTGCAGGAAAAGCAATCACGGCATTAACACAGCTTGGTGTGTCTTTTATGGATAACTTGGCAAAAGGTATTACAAATGGGACACAGCAGTTTATTAGTAAGGGATTATCAGCATTGACGAGTTTTACTGCAAACTTAAGAAGAAATGCAGGAAAATTAGTAGATTCTGGTCTAAATCTTATGTTGAATCTTGCAAAAGGTATTGCTAATTCACTTCCAGACATAATCAAAAATGTTCCACAGATTGTTAGCAATATTGCAAATACAATCAATGACAATGCACCTAAAATATTGATGGCAGGCATACAACTTATTGGGATATTGATTAAAGGATTGATTCAAGCAATCCCTACTCTTATTGCGAGTATTCCACAAATTATAGTAGCTATGGTTAATGTATTTACAGCGTATAACTGGTTATCACTTGGTAAAAGTTTAATTACAGGTATTAAAAACGGTATTGTAGCTGCAAAAAGTACAGCAGTTGAAGCTATGACAAATACATATAATGGGTTGCTTAATGCGATAAAGAATTTGCCATCTAAACTTAAAGGACTTGGAGAGAATGGACTTAAGGAGATGGGGAACGGAATTACTGGAAAATTATCCGGATTAAAAACAACGGCAGGGAAAATATTGACCAATATCATAGAAGCGGTTAAAAATCTACCTAGAGAGTTGGCAAAAAAAGCGACATCTGCTATTAGGGATATGAAAACTACATTTAAAAATGTTGATTGGGGAAGTGTCGGTATGAATGTAGTAAAAGGTATAGCAAAAGGCGTTGGAGACTTTGCATGGATTCTTGTTGATAAAATGACAGGTCTTGCACAAAAGGCGTGGGAGGGTGTGAAAGATTTCTTTGGAATCCATTCTCCATCACGACTTATGAGAGATACAGTAGGTAAGATGATTCCTGCGGGTATCACAGTAGGTTTGGAAAAAGCTTTTCCAGATACGATTGATACATTACTAGATCAGTCAAAGCAGTTGGCGAATGTACCATTTACAGCACCGTATGTAGCAAGTGGAGCGGTAATACCTGCGAAAGCATCCGCAGTGATCGCACAAAAGCAACACAGTACAGATAGCAACAACAATGACGTACTTAATCTACTAGAACAGCTATTATCTGTTATGAAGTCCTTAGAATCAGACAACAGCGGTAACAACGGTGGAGATTATCACTTCACAGCACAGATTAACCGCAGGACGTTGTTTGATGAATTTATCGAAGAAGCAAAACTAAGACAAATGAGTAATGGTAGAAATCCATTCAGCCTTGCGTAGAAAGGAGTAAAAAATGGCACAGGATTATATAAAAATCAATAATAAAAAAGTCTGGCAACCAGATTCAGACACAGCCGTAGCTTTTGAAACTACCTATACGCAAGGTAGCACGAGGGCACAGTCTGGTAAAGGAAAGTTTACCCCGATGTTCACAGTAGAGCGATTTACATACAGTGCATCGGATGTGCCAATGTCTAAGGTTACGGAAATATTAGAAATGGTGGCACGTGGTAAATCTTTTGATTTACATTATTTTTCTGTATTTTACGGAGAGTGGAGAACAGCAAAGTTTTATGTCGGACAGGTATCGGACATTAAGATAAAAACACTTAAAAATAACCACGAAAAAGTATCAAGTATATCTTTCAATATGCAGGGGGTTAACCCGATATGATAAATGTAAGTGATGAATTTAAACAGCTAATGGCAGAACGACAAGATTTTAAATGTAATGCGGAAGTAACGCTTGCGAATGGTACTGTACTGCCATTGGGAGAAGATGATTTTTCAATTGACAATAACAGTTTAGTCGATGCGGCAGGAGCTAACACCATTCCTTTAGGTGTTGCACTCAGCCGTAATGTACAGTTAGAAATCATGAATGACGATGATCACTTATCCAATTATGACTTCTTCGGAGCAAAAATCAGACTGTATCTAACATTTGAATTATCAGAGACAACAGAAAAAATTGAATACGGTACATTTACTGTCACACAGCCAGAAACATATGGAAATGTAGTTACGATTGTCGGACATGATGATATGTATAAGGCTGATAAGTCATATAGCACATCATTGACATTCCCTGCGACAGCAAAAAATGTATTAATAGATAGTTGTGATACATGCGGTATTTTAATAGGAGATAGTAACTTTTTACATAATGATTTTCAGATACAGACTATGCCCTCAAGCGATTACACACACCGACAGGTTATAGGATTTATCGCTATGATTGCTTGCGGAAACGCAAGAATTGACCGTACAGGACGTTTGCAGATAATGACCTATGATTTTGACTACGAAAACGGTAGTATCCATGATATTGAAGCTTATGATTCTTTGACAAGTGATACAAATGATGTGCAGGTAACAGGTGTACAAATGACAAAGACTGTTACTAAGACAACAACCGATGAAGATGGTAACGAAAATGAAGAAGATGTAGAAGAAATTGTAAAAGTCGGTGGAGATAGCTATGTATTATCTATTGAAAACCCATTAGTAAAAGGGCATGAAGAAACACTTATTTCATGGATCTATGAAAAATTTGAAAATGTGACTTTCAGAGGATTTTCGATGGATTATATATCTTATCCAATAGCAGAGTTTATGGATAAGATTAAAGTTACGGACTGGCGAGAAAATAGTTTTTATTCTGTATTAACAGATGTAAACTTTGTATTCTTTGGGTATACAACATTAAAGAATAGTGCAGAATCTCCATTGCGTAATCAGAGCAACTACACATCAAGTAATCAGAAAGCAATTATACAAGGAAAACAGTTAATTGAACAGGAAAGAAACAACCGTCAAAATGCTTTAGATAAGATGCAAGAAGCATTAAAAAACAGTAATGGAATGTATGCAACGCAGGAAATACTGTTAGATGGTTCGACTATATATTACTTGCATGACAAACCAACATTAGTAGAATCAAAGAATGTTATTAAATTGACATCGGAAGTTATCGGATTCTCTATTGATGGTGGTAAGACATATCCTTACGGATTTACGATCACTGGGGAAATGGTAGCAAGATTGCTTTATACAGAGGGTATTAATGCAGATTATATCAACACTGGTGCATTAACTGTCAAAGATAAATCTGGAAATATCATCTTCTATGCAGACATGGAGACTGGTACTGTAAAGATTTCTGGGGATAACGTCACAATCGGTGGTAAATCAGCACCCGATGCGATCAGTGATGCAGTGAAAGAATCTAAGAACTATGCAGACGGTAAAGTATCAGACTTTGCAGAAACAGTTACAAAAAGTGTAGCTGATCTACAGAACCAGATTGACGGACAGATCGAGACGTTCTACTACGACTATGAGCCAACTCTAAAAAACATCCCTGCTTCTGACTGGACAACAGAAGATGATAAAAAGAAGCATGAGGGAGACTTGTTTTATTGGAAATCTAAAGGTTATGCCTACAGATTTTTCAAGGACGGAGATACATGGAAGTGGCAGTTAGTACAAGATACAGACGTTACAAAAGCATTGCAGACAGCATCTTTTGCACAGTCTACAGCAAACAGCAAATGCCGTGTATTTCTGACACAACCTACACCACCTTATGACACAGGGGATATGTGGAATCAAGGTCAAAACGGAGACATTCTTACATGCGTTGTAGCAAGAGCGGACGGTGCAAGCTATGTGGAAACCGACTGGCAGAAGCTTAACAAGTACACGGACGATGAGACAGCCAATAAGGCATTAGAAGAAGCAAGAAAATCTCGTGCAATGATTATCAATCTGGACAACGATTATCAAGCGATCACGACAGATTATAAGGGAGAGTACACATCATTTCCAGAGTGTCACACGACAGCACAGGTATTGTATGGACATACCGACATATCCAACGACTGTACTTACAATGTGCAGAAGTCAAGCGGTGTCGTAGGTTCTTGGAACAATTCAACTCACACCTACACTGTTACAGCATTAACAACAGATGTTGGATGGGTGGATATTACAGCAAATTACCTTAATACATATTCTGTTACGAAAAGATTTGACATTGCTAAATTAAAAGGCGGTATCCCCGGAGAAACAGGTGCTAAAGGAGATAAGGGAGAGACAGGTGCAAGCGGTAGAAGTATCACAGGCTCAGAAACGACTTATCAAGCATCCAACAGCGGAACGGTAGCACCAACAGGAACATGGAGCAAAACACCACCAAACGTTGCAGAAAATCAGTATTTATGGACAAGAACCATATATACTTACTCTGACAAAACCACAAGCACAACATATTCCATCGGTAAGATGGGAGCTAAAGGAGAACAGGGTGCAAAGGGAGAAACTGGTGCTACTGGACCGCAAGGGGAAAAGGGTGCCACTGGACCTCAAGGGCCACAGGGCGAACAGGGAATCCAAGGTCCGCAAGGAGAAAAGGGCGAAAAAGGCGACCAAGGACCACAGGGTCTACAAGGTATTCAAGGCCCAAAAGGAGAACAAGGAATCCAAGGACCTAAGGGTGCTAGTGGAGATACAACATATTTTCACATTAAGTATAGTTCTGTGGCAAAACCCACAACAGCTTCTCAAATGACTGAAACCCCATCTACCTATATTGGAACATACGTGGACTTTACAGAAGCCGACTCAAGCGACCCATCTAAATATACATGGGCAAGATTCCAAGGATTGCAGGGAGAAAAAGGTACACAGGGTATCGCAGGTACTAACGGTATTGATGGAAAAACATCTTATCTTCACATCAAATACTCAAATGACGGTGGAAAAACCTTTACTTCCAATTCTGGCGAAACGGTAGGAGATTACATTGGTACTTGCACAGATTACAACCTAAACGATCCAACGACAGTAGCTTCTTATACTTGGGCGAAGATTAAAGGCGAACAGGGTATTCAAGGAGCTAAAGGGGATAAAGGAGAACAGGGTGTTGCAGGTAAAGACGGAACTGACGGTAAAAATGCAACGTATATTACTGTATCTGGTACTAATTATGATACGGTTCAAGGAATTAGTAAAAATGCATCATATGTTCTTATAAATGGAATTAAATATGATTTTATGCCAACTAGAGGACATACATTAGTAGTTATCAATCCATCCAGTGGTGCTATAGAAAGTATAAAAAGTTATGATACATATACGACAGCAAGTGCATTAGACAGCCCATTGAGTGCAGTAGCATCTGGAAAAATAATATGTTTGTTTACTGCGGATGCAAGCGGATTAACCCGAACCGCCAGAAACACATTAATAGAATGTGGTTCTGCAATGACCGACACTTGGGGAAGTTCTCGTGTTACTCATCTTTTTATCGGTATGAAAGGATTAGAAAAGGGCAATGCATATGAAATTATTGCAAAAGGAAGTGATGCTACAAAAAGTATTACCGCATATTATACTGCATCTGGAATAGTTCTTAATGGACAAGTTGGAGCGACTGGACCGCAGGGAGCTAAAGGAAATGACGGTGTATCTCCGACAGTATCAATTTCAAAAAGCGGTACAGTAACAACCATCACAATTACAGATAAAAATGGAACACATACACAGACTGTCAATGACGGAACGAATGGAACGGCAGGTAAGGCAGGTGCGGACGGTAAAACACCATATTTCCATGTTAAGTATAGTAACGATGGCGGTAAGACGTTCACTTCTAATTCGGGAGAGGACGTTGGAACATATATCGGAACTTGCACCGACTATAACCAAGCAGACCCTACAACGGTTGGTTCTTACACTTGGGCAAGAATCAAGGGAGAGACAGGGGCAACAGGACCACAGGGAGAAAAAGGGAATACGGGAGCAACTGGTCCGCAAGGAAGTGCAGGAAGAACGTACTTCATGGAAACATCGTCAAGTATCGTGAAAATGTCTGCGGACAACACGATTGTGCCGAACTACATTACATTATCTGGTTACTACCGTGACGGTACAGCAACAGCACGTACAGCTTATAAGTGTCGATTCAAGATTGAGGAAACAACGGACGGAGATACATACACGACCGTTTATACTTCATCCTCAGATGAAACTGACATTACCCATGCACTGTACTCTGTGCTAGCAAGTGGTTCAAGCGGTGTTACTGCAAGCGGTTCAAGTGGTATCGGTATCTCAAGAAATCTTACAGCGTTAAGGTGTACGATGTATGCCGCAGGTGGATTTTCACAGGTGTTGGATATTGAGACAATTCCAGTAGCCATTGACGTAGATGCACTGACTCACGAAGATATATTCAATCTGCTGACCAACGACGGAGCATGGCAAGGTATTTATCGTGGGTCTGACGGTAAGTTGTATATCAACTTTACTTATGCTAGAGGTGGAACATTAAATCTTGGTGGAAAAGCAAACACGTACGGTAATGGACAAATGCACGTTTATGATGCAAATGACAATGAAATTGTTGACATAAACACGAAAGGGATAGTCGTAACGCATTATATATCAGGCATGGGAGAAAAGCCAATATCATATGTGTGTATAACACCAGACGTGTTCGGTGGTATATATTTATCTGAAAACAAGGATGGAACTGGTGCATGTGCGATTTTGTCCCCAGATGAGATTGTATTAAAAAATAACAGCAGTGGACCAATTACAGTACAAACAGACATAACAATGCATATGACGGATGAATCACTTTATCTTGGGTCGGTAAGTAATTATAAATTTCATTTTGGAAAAGAAAAATCAAGTTTTTATCAGCCAGTTACTATTGGCGGAAGTTTGTCTGTTGCAGGAACAAAAAACAGAATCATAGATACAGAAAATTACGATACAAGAAAGCAGTATTGTTATGAAACAGCAACCCCATATTTTGGGGATATAGGTTCTGGATGTACTGATAATACAGGAAAATGTTACATAGACATTAACGATATATTTTCAGAGACAGTAAACACAGGTGTTGAGTACCAAGTATTCTTGCAGAAAGAGGGGCAAGGCGATATATGGGTAGAAGAAAAGACCGATAGTTACTTTGTCGTTCGAGGCACTGAAAACCTTAAATTTTCGTGGGAAATCAAAGCAATTCAGAAAGATTACGAATTTGAACGACTTGAAAAATTCGATAACTCAGAAAAAGAAGAAGTGATTGACTATGAGAAAGAATATATGGAAGAAATCAACGATTTGATTAAAGAACAGGAGGAAATGTTAAATGAAACAGTTGAGTAGCTTTATGGTATTAAATATTGACGGTGGAGACAGAGTATCATACACATACAATGAGATTGACGATAACACAGGAGAACCATTGTCACAGAATAAAAAAGAAAATTTCTGGGTAGTAGATAAAGAACTTAAAAAGCACATTGATGCTATCAGAAGCTACGTCAGAGAAAACAAGTTGAATTAAGGAGTGATGTTATGGCAATCAATATACCTTTAGTACATATATCGGATTTAACAGAGAAAAAGACAATATCAGATGATGATTACATGCTTACTGGTGGGAGTACCGCCAGTAAGGTTAAGTGGTCAACGATCGTGTCTCTGATAAAAACTAAATTAGGGATTGGAAATATAGAAGATAGTATAAGTAAAATACAATCAGATATTTCTACGTTAAATAGTGATTTAACCAATAGTTCTAGGAATATTGTGCTAAAAACAAGTGGTTCTGGTACAGATTTCTATATATCAATAGAAAACTATACTACAGTTCAAAAAACATGTGATAAGTTTGCTTTGCTTCTTTATGGAAACGGGAATGGAAGTCCAATATGCTCTCTAATTACAGTAAATGCGAGCGGTTCAAGTGTTAAAATTGACGGCACATCGAACATTATACCTAGTAACGTGTATTGCCTTGCAAGCGGTACGTCTATACAAATTTGTAATCTCCCACAATGGGGATATTATACGGTAATTGCTCCACCTAGAGTATATATAGACCAAGGTGGAATCGTATTTGATAATTAACTTACCTTGCATAAACATCATAAGTAACTGTACCTGTTGGAGATACTGCTTGCCAATTTGAAGCAAAATAAACAACATTTCCATCGTTGCATGCCATAAAACTTGCGTGATAAGTGTTGTCATACCAGTAACCATCAGATATACGATTTGTTTCTGTTAAATTTGGAAACATAAACGTGAATTGCGGACTTATTGCATTAGGATAATTAATTGTTGCAACAAGAATTGCCATTTTATATTCACTTGGAATTGTATATTTTGTTGAACTTGGAATATTTGACGCAATCTTTTTATAAGTTAAATCACTAATTAGTGTATGCATTAAATCTCGATTGCCACCTTTAGGAATGTTTAACAATGTGATTTCCTGTCCACTCGCTTGAACATGTACTAACATACAGCTTTCAGATTTTACGGCAGTCAATCCGTTTATTGTCAAAAAAGAATATGTTTTTTCCCATCGAAACGGAACGTCAATGCCACCAATTATAATAAGCTTATTTTTGACTTTAAAGACATTCAAATAGGTTTTTAAGTTGCCGTTTGGAACTAATGTAAAATCGAAAGAAAAATCATTATTTAGTTAATAGAACTATGAAATATTAATGTATGATGCAGGAACAATCACATTTGCTATTACGACACCGTAAGATGTTGTATCTTTGCATCTTATGTCCACTGTATTGTTATGTATAGTTATGTACCCAGTATTTCCACGTGGAGTCCAACTTCCGTCAATGATTTCACAAGGAGCGAAAACTTCATTGTTAAATGTAATACCGTTGGGCAATGTTAATAAAGTTTGATTTGTATTACCGCCTGTCAAACTTTTGCCATACCATATATAAATCATTGCTAACTGACTATTTTTTTTAATAGCAAATCCATCAATGCCATAGGTTTTATACTGTAAACTTGAAAAATCACTATTTAACGTATAAATAAAAAAACACCCTGCATGAAGCAAGGTGTAAATAAATTACAAATGGAGATTAAGAAAGAAGAAAATCTCCATTCACATATTAACACAAACACTTAATAAATGAAAGGAGAAACTATGAATCTTAAATTACGTTTCAAAAATAAAGCAACATTAGTAGCATTGGCTTCTGCCTTAATTGCATTTATCTATCAGATTCTAGGAATCTTAGGTATCACAGCGCCAATCGCACAGGATGCCGTATCACAGCTTGTAGGTATCATCCTTAATATTTTAGTAGCGGTGGGTGTATTGGTAGACCCAACAACAAGCGGTATCGGAGACAGCGAGCTTACAAAGAATAAGACAGATATTGCAGAGGTAATCGAGTACAAAAAGGAGAACTAAT